ACAGGTTCATGGACACGCACAACAGATGCTGACACTTATGCTGAGTTGGTAGCGGCTTTTACCTTTGTTGAAAAAGGTACAACTAACGCTGACTCTGGCTTTATCTGCACAATAGATGCAGGTGGCACATTGGGAAGCACATCGATTACATGGGCGCAGTTCTCAGGTGCAGGTCAGATTACTGCAGGTGATGGTCTTACAAAGACAGGTAACACTCTCAATGTAGGAACTGCATCTTCTAGTCGTATTGTTGTCAATGGCGACAACATTGATTTGGCTACTTCTGGCATTTCAGCAGGAACATACCAATCTGTCACTTTTGATGCTTATGGTCGTGCAACGGCAGGAACGAATCCTACGACTATTGCTGGCTATAACATAACAAATGCTTATACCAAAACTGAAATAGATTCGATATTTGGTTCAACTACTGCTGCGGCTACTTCTGCTTCTAATGCGGCAACAAGTGCTTCAAACGCCTCAACAAGTGCTTCAAATGCTTCTACAAGTGCAAGCAATGCTGCTACAAGTGAAACTAATGCGGCAGCTTCATACGATGCTTTTGATGACAGATATTTAGGTTCTAAGTCTTCTGCTCCTTCTGTAGACAATGATGGAAATGCTCTGTTGACAGGTGCTTTGTACTGGAATACAACAGTAAGCACTCTGTATGTGTGGACAGGATCGGCTTGGACTCAAGCAGCTTTTACTTCTGGTGGTTTCTTAGTTAACTCTAATAACCTATCTGACGTATCCAATACTGCTACTGCTCGGACTAACTTAGGTTTGGCTATCGGTACTAACGTACAAGCATATAACGCTAACACGGCAGTTACTAATGCTGCACAGACATTTACTGCCACTCAGACATTCTCAGGTTCATCATCTGCTACAGCCATTGTTTTAAACGATGCAGCAGAGGTAGCAACAGTATCAGCAACTGCGGCTACTGGAACGATTGCTTACGACATTACAACTCAGTCTGTTTTGTATTACACAAGCAACGCAAGTGCTAACTGGACAGTTAACTTCAGAGGTTCTAGCGGTACTTCCTTGAATACTTTGATGACTACAGGTCAATCAATGACTGTGGCTTTCTTGGTGACTCAAGGTTCTACGGCTTACTACAACTCTGCTGTTCAAGTGGATGGCACTACATCTGGTGTTACGACACGTTGGTTTGGTGGTGCGCCAACAGCAGGTAATGCTAGTGGCATTGATAGCTATCGTTATTTGATTATCAAGACAGGTAGTGCGACTTTCACAGTCTTGGCAAGCATTACACAATTTAAGGCTTAAACCATGCCATTACAAGCAACTTCTGGTGCGGCTTCTCAAGATGGGTTTGGCGGTAATGGTGTCCCTATTATTCCTAACTACATTGAAGAGGTGTTTTCTACATATCTTTATGCGGGTAATAGCTCTACACAGACTATCACTAATGGCATTGACTTGGCTGGCGAAGGTGGTTTGGTTTGGACTAAAGCAAGAGTCGATAGATTCCACAATTTAGAAGATACTGTTCGTGGCGCAGGTAACACGTTATGGGCAAATGCTACTTCAGCAAGCTATTATTATGATGATGCAATTACAGCATTTGGAAGCACAGGATATACATTAGGTGCAGATAATACTGGAAATCAAGTAAATAGTAGCGCTAACTATGTTTCATGGACATTCCGCAAGCAGCCAAAGTTTTTTGATATTGTTACTTATACGGGAAATGCAACTAGCAACCGCCAAATTGCACATAACTTAGGGAGTGTCCCTGGTTGCATCATTATTAGACGAACTAATGCAGGTGGTAGTAATTGGAAGGTTAATCACAGAAGTTTAGCCGCAAATCAAGATTTAAGTCTTAATCTAACCAATGCGGCAGACTCCGCCAATGACTTTTGGGATAACACAAGGCCAACTTCAACACATTTTACTGTTGGCTCTCTGACAGCGGTTAATGGCAATGGCGATGACTTTGTAGCCTACCTTTTCGCCCATGACGCAGGAGGCTTTGGCCTAACTGGTACAGACAATGTGATTTCGTGTGGGTCTTACACGGGTAACAGTTCTGCTGACGGCCCTATAGTGACACTCGGCTATGAGCCTCAATGGGTGATGATTAAGAACACTACAACGGCTGGGTATAGTTGGAGCATTTACGACAACATGAGGGGTATTCCTACGGGGCCAAACGATGCGTATCTTTTGGCAAACACATCTGATGCAGAACAAGGAACAACATCAGGAACAAATGAAATTGATTTTCAGGCAACTGGTTTTCAATTAAAGTCTGCTTCATACAGATATAACGCTTCTGGCGATACCTACATCTACATAGCCATTCGCAGAGGCCCGATGAAAGTGCCTACGAGTGGGACTAGTGTTTACGCAACAGATACACGCAATGGAACTGCGCCAAACCCCCCAACTTTTAATAGTGGATTCCCTGTTGATTGGGCTTTAAGCCGTGATGTATCCCAAACATGGGACTGGGTTGTTTCCCAAAGGCTAATGGGTAACTTTGGCTTTGAAGGAATTAGTACTGTTGCCGCAACCGACCTTGGCGGAGATTGGGGTGCGTTTGGTTTCATGGATGGCCACAACACGCTTGGAACTGTAAATGCAAACTACCGCAGTTGGATGTTCCGCAGATATCCTAATGTCTTTGATGTTTGTTGCTATACAGGGACAGGAAGTGCAAGGACTGTTAGTCATAACTTGGGCGTTGCACCTGAGATGATGATTGTGAAAGGAAGGGCAGGAACACGAGGATGGCGAGTTTATTTTGGAGTTAATACAAAGGCCGCTGAACTAAACTCTACTGGTTCTGCTGACACAAATAGTGTCTTTTGGAATAACACTTCTCCTACTTCTTCTGTGTTTACTGTTGGAACTGATTCGGATGTAAACACTAGCGCAGTAAATTATGTCGCTTACCTATTTGCCACTTATGCAGGTGTTTCTAAAGTAGGCTCATACACAGGCACAGGCACTACACTTCAAATTGACTGTGGCTTTACAGGTGGTGCAAGGTTTGTCCTAATCAAGCGTACAGACTCAACTGGTGCTTGGTATGTATGGGATACAGCTAGAGGCATTGTGTCAGGAAATGACCCTTACTTGCTTTTGAACAGCACAGCCGCTGAAGTAACTAATACCGACTACATTGACACCTATAGCGCAGGGTTTGAGATTAGTTCTACTGCGCCAGCCGCTATCAATGCCTCTGGTGGCACATTCATCTTCTTGGCTATCGCATAAGGAAAAATCATGCAAGTACGAATTCAATCAACAGGGCAAGTAATGTACGAAGCAGAGTTTCGTGCATACACAAAAGCCAATGGTGGCCCATCATGGGACATAACAACAACTGAAGTCTTAGAGGCTTTAGGTGCTGATGTAGTCTTTGAAGGCGCACAAGCCTCTGGTGGAACTGTTTACCAATACTCTCAAGCCTCTGGTGTTGAGCAAGTAGATGGTAAGTGGTACACAAAGTATGTGCTTGGCCCTGTCTTTGTAGACACTACTGTTGAGGGTGTAACAACTACAGCCCTTGAGCATGAGACTGCTTACAAGGCTCAGAAAGATGCTGAACAGGCTAAGAGTGTTCGTCAGACCCGTGATGATAAACTAACAGAAACTGATTGGAGATTTCGTAGCGATATGACTCCATCACAAGAGTGGAAAGACTACTGCCAAGCATTGAGAGATGTTCCTTTGCAGAGTGGTTTCCCTTGGACAATTACTTGGCCTGTTGAGCCACAATAAGGAGCAATCATGGCTGTAACTAGCGCACAAATTGTAGATTTTCTGCTTGCTAATCCAGGCATGACTGATGCCGAGATCGTCACGGCTATGGAGACCTATGGAGTTTCTCCTGCTCAAATGGCTCAAGCTGTTGGGTTAGATGAGGGTGCAGTTGCGGCTCGTGTAGGCGCAGTTATTCCTCCTAATCAAGCGGTATTGCTTGGTGATACTTATGTCCAAGCGGTTAACCAAGTAATTGGTTCTGGTGAGGATCAGCAAGTTGGCCCATTAGAAAATGTCATTACATATAAAGCCAGTGAGAACAAGGTTGGTGGAAACATCAATTATTACTCTCCTACTGGTGAATACCAACAAACTACTCAACAACAAAAAGTTGCAGGTTCATTTTTAGAGGGATTAGGACAAGCGATTACAGACCCTGTAGTTCTAGCTGCTTTAGCGGGCGGTTATGGTGCTGGGTTGTTTGGCGGTGCAGGAGCATTAGGTGGTGCTGGTGCAACAGCCTTAACAGCCGCAGAAGCCGCAGGATTAGGTTTAACGGCAGCAGAAGCCGCTAGTTTAGGTCTTTCAGCGACAGAGTTTGCTGCCGCAACAGCGGGTACAGGTGCTTTAGCTGGTGGCTTAACTGCGGGTGGAGCAGGTGCTACTGGATTGATGGGTACAGGTACAGGACTTACACTTGCTGGCGCAGGTGGTCTTGGCGGTGCAACTGGTGCGGCTGGTTTAGGCGGTTCTTTAGGAACAGGACTTACAACTGCGGGTGCTGGTGGTCTTGGTGGTCTTACGGGTGCAGCAGGTCTTGGTGGTTTAGGTACGGGCTTAACAACTGCTGGCGGTTTAGTAGCAGGAAACACATTGCTTGGTGGAGCTGGACTTGGTACTACTTTAGCTGGTCTTGGTACTGGTGTAGTTGGCTCTACTTTAGGTTCTACACTTGGCTCTACATTGGGTTCTACAGTTGGGTCTAACCTTGCAAATACTGCTGCATCTACATTGGGTAGAGGTCTTACTTCTGGTAGTTTAGCAAACCTTTTCTCTGGTGGACTAGGTACTGCGGGTAGTTTGCTTCAGATGCAAGAATCTCGTGAAGCGGCTCAAAGAGCGCAAGCTCGTATTGATGCTGAAACTGCTGCTGCCAAGGCTGCTTCTCAGTTTAGACCCGTTGGCATGACCACTCGATTTGGCACTTCACAATTCCAAGTCGATCCTGTTACTGGTCAATTGACAAGCGCAGGATACACACTAAGCCCCGAAGCTAAGAATGCTCAAGATCGCTTGGTCAAGTTGGCTGAGTCTGGTTTAGTACAAGCTGAAGGCGCTCAGAAAGCCTTTGAACCACTCCAAACAGGCGCTCAGAGTTTGTTTAAACTTGGTCAAGGTTATCTTGCTGAAAAGCCTGAAGATGTTGCTAAGAACTATTTAGCTTCTCAAATGGCTCTATTGCAACCAGGTCGTGAACTAGAGTTGGCTAATCTGCAAAACAGACTCCAACAACAAGGTCGTGGTGGTTTAGCGGTTGCTCAAGGTGGCACTTTGGGTGCAACTACTCCTGAACTACAGGCTTTGTATAACGCTAGAGCGCAACAAGAAGCTCAATTGGCGGCTAATGCTCAACAATATGGTCAACAGAATGTCTTGTTTGGTGCGGGTTTATTAGGTCAAGGCTCACAAGCTATGGGTCAATATTATGGTGGTCAACAAGCCGCCTACGCTCCTTACACGACTGCTTTGGGACAAGTACAAGGTTTAGAGGCTTTGGGTCAACAACCTTTAACAACAGGCATCAACTTAGGACAAATTAGTTCTCAAGCAGGTGCAAATGTTGGAAAACTTGGTCTTACTGGCGCACAATTGAGTACAAACTTGGCAACTGGTGCTGACGCTACTAGAAACCTAGCGGCTCAAGGATTGATAGCGGCAGGTAGTCCTAATGCTCAGTTTGGTCAAGCAATTGGTGCACTGTTTGGTGGTGGATTGCAGTCTGCATTTAGTGGAACAGGTTTAGGCTCTTCTGGTTTTGGAACTGGTTTAGCTTATGGTAATCAAGACCTTGGCTTATTCTTGTAAGGAATCATCATGGCAGAAAATATAGTAGCGGGTCTGTTTGGTATGACTCCACAAATGTATCAGGGTCAACAGTACCAACAAGACTTGAGAAGAGGTGCTGAGTTAGCGCAACTTTTACCAGGAGCTGCTGCACAAGCTAATCTAATGGCAAGTGTTGGTCAACTAGGTCGTGGCTTTGCGGGTGCTTTGGGTATTGAAGACCCACAACTAAAGATGATTAGCACTCGAAACACTATTGCTCAACAGATAGACCAGACTAACCCTGAGTCCATCCTAAAAGGCGCACAGATGTTGGCACAAGCTGGTGACCAACAAGGCGCTATGGCTTTGGCTCAGTATGCTCGTCAAGCACAAAGTGAGATGGCTCTTGTACAACAAAGACGAGCAGCAGAACAAGCATCCTTGGCTCAAGTGGCTAAAACTCAATTGTCTATCAAACAAGAAGAGCAACTTCGTGATGAGTTGTCTAAACTTCCACAAGGTGCTTCACAAGATGATGTTCTTGCTATTGTTACCAAGTATGGTTCACCAGATAAAGTCTTAGCGGCTTTACAGGCTTCAGCAGACAAAGCCGCAGCTAATGTAGCAAGAACTGAATCTGCACAATTGGCTAACCAAGCAAGGATTGATGCGGCTAAAGTTGCGGCTGATGCTAGGATTGAAGCGGCTCGTGTGGCTGGTGCTACTGCTTTACAAATTGCTCAATTGAGAGCTGATTCTGCAAGAGAATTACGTGAACTAACGGCCTCACTTAAAGGCCCAAAAGTCCTTGCTCCTTCTCTGCAAAAAGAGGAAGACAAAGAATTAGAGCTTGTTGATTCATTAACTGCTCGTGAGGCTTCATTAGCACCCGCTATTGCAACATTGACTCCTGATCCTAGAACAGGTAAACCACCTTTAGAACTTGGCCCTGTTAACAATCTGCGTTATCAAGCACAGAATGCGGCTGGTAATTCTAGTGTTGAGAGCCGAAACTATGCGGCTTTGCAACGTGCTGTTCAAGAGGCTACCAACTTGAAAACAGATGCGGCTAAAGGTGTTCAGACTGACAAAGACGTTTTGCGCTTTGCCAATGAACTTATTGCGGCTTTTGGTGGTAATGATACAAAAACCACACTTGAGGCTCTCAGTAACTTCTCCAAATCTACTGGTAAAGCTAAAGAAAATGCTCAAAAACGCATTGATAGTCGTCGTATATCACAAGGTATAGAACCTTACTACGGCCCTAAAGCTGGTACTGCACAAAACCCTATTAAACTTGACTAAAGGTAAGCATCATGGCGACTGTTTATGAATACAAAGGCGCATCCTATGAATTGCCTGATGGCTTATCAAATGAAGCCGCTTTAGCAAAGATTAAAGCTAGTTTAGGTGAAACAGAGGGACAACCTACTGCTCAACCTGCAACTCCACCTACTGCTCAAGCTCCAAAAGAGCTAGGTCTAGGTGATTTACTTAGACGACAACTTGGTTTGGCTACTCGTGCTGTAGTTACTGGTGTTTCTGCGCCAGCAAATATTGTTACTGATTTTTTAAGTGGTGCAGTCAATGTTGGTGCAAACATTGTTGGATCAGAAAAGAGAATGCCTTATTTGTCTAAAGAGCAAAGCAAGGGTTTGACTCAATTGGGTGTTCCTGAGCCTGAAACTGGTATTGAAAGAGCCGCACAAGCGGGTATGCAAGGCTTGGTATCTGCGGGTGGAATGGCGGCTACTGCTCCAAAATCAATCTTTGGTGCTGATTTAGTTCGTCAACTACCTGCGGCTACTGCTGCTCCAATGGTTGCACAACCTGTTGCAGAGGCTACCAAAGAAATTACTGGTAGCGACATGGCAGCTACGATTGCGGCTTTAGGTGTCTCTGGTGCTGTTGGCAAGACTACTGGTGATATTTCTGGTCGTATTGCTACAGGAAAACAACCTACTACTACGATGGCTGATGTTCAGCAAAAGGCTACTCGTGCTTATACAAAGGTTAGCGATCAGGGAATTGAAATATCTGGTCAAAATGCCACAAGCCTTGTTGACAAAATAAAAACTCGTTTAGACGCTGTTGATTACATTCCAGAAAATGCAGCGCCTGTTGCTAACATTCTGAACAAATATGAAAGCATCCTTCAGCGTGGAAATATTACTTTTGACAATGTTGAGCAGATGCGTAGGTTGGCAAATAACTTAAAAGGCAATCCAGATAAGAACATTCGTAGACTTGCAAGTGAAATGGTTGATAGCATTGATGAACACGTTGCCGCTTTGTCTCCCAAAGATGTAGTGTCTGGTGCGGGTGGAATTGATGTTGCCGTTAAGACAATCATGGAAGCCCGTAAAGACTTTAGAAACCTAAGTCGTGCTTCTACTCTTGATAACATCTTAAATGTTGCAGAGACCAAAGCCTTGAATCCAAGCGCATCTGAGAGTGAGTTGATTCGCCAAGGGTTTATTGGTCTTGCCGCCAACAAAAACAAGATGAATTTGTTTAGCAAAGATGAGCAAAATGCCATTAAAGCAGTTGCAAAAGGAAGTTCTTTAGACCCTCTGTTGACTCTAATGGCTAAATTCAATCCACAACGTAGTCAATTGATTACTGGTGGTGCGGTTGGTTTTGGTGTTGGTAGTCCAGAGACTTTGAAGTATTCAATACCAATTGCTGCCGCAGGTTATGGTGCAGACAAATTGCAAGCAATGATTCGTAGACAATCTGCTGAAAAAGCAATGAGTGGTTTATTGACAGGCACAACGCCTGGCCCTCAACCATCTTATTACACTCGTGGTCTGTTAAGTACCATGATGAACCCTCTACAGCAATGAGAGACTTTGCCGAAGCATTTGTTGCGGCATTCTTTCTTGTTTGTTTTGTCATTTATTGTAGTTATATTATTGTTTGGGCATTTCCGTGATCGCCTTTCTCTTGGCGGCAACCATAGAGTACCGATGTATTAAGTGGACTTGGACTGGTGATGTTTACAATCGCAGAGTAGTCTGTCTCAAGTGGGAGAGAAAGAAGTGATCGATCCTCTAACGGCTCTAGCTGGCATACAGTCAGCTATTTCGATGGTCAAGAAGGCGGCTAATGTTGCCAATGACTTAGGCTCACTTGCGCCCATGATTGGTAAGCTATTTGACGCTAAGTCTGTAGCTACCAAAGCTATGCTTCAGGCTAAACAGTCTGGCAAAGGCTCAAACATGGGTACGGCTTTGCAGATTGAGATGGCTTTAGAGCAAGCCAGGGCGTTTGAGGAAGAGTTAAAGATGCTTTTCATGCAGACAGGTAAGATTGACGTTTGGAACAAGATTAAAGCCCGTCAAGCAGAGATGGACTTGGCAGATGCCAAAGAGATTAGCGCATTGAAGAAGGCAGAAAAAGAAGCTAAACAGAAAGAGCAAGAACAACTAGAGATTGGTTTGGCAATAGGTGGAGTCTGCTTTGTTCTGTTTCTAGTCTTTGTTGGTGTCAATGAGTTGATGACATTCTGTGAAGCAACAAGAAGGTGTGGTCGGTGAATGAGTATCAAAAGACCTTTGACTTGTGCTTAAAAATCTTCGTTTACGGGGTAGTGGCTTTGTATTTCTTGGGTTTTCTGAAGTTCTTACCTGATGATCTGTCTGACAGAATTGTCAATCTTCTACTTGGAAAGGTTGGTCTTGGTAAATGAAGTACTTACTTGTATTTGTAGCTTTTATGCTACATGGTTGTGATGAGAAATATCGTTATTTTTGCCAAAACCCAGACAATTTCCATGCTGAACCTTGTCAAAAACCTAGATGCCAGTTCACTCAGACTTGCCCTGAGTACTTGGTTGCCCCAATCTTGGAGAAAAAAATCAATGATGTCCAACCAGAAACCAAAGCTAACAACTGAAGAGATTGAGGTAAGAATTTGGGGGTTTGTTGTGATTGCGGTCACACTTATCCTCATGTTCATTGTTGCTGCTTTGCTCTATTCTGTGACTTTTGTCACTCAGCCAATCAAAAGCATGGCCCCGATTGACCAAGCCTATACCAAGATGCTGAACGACATTGTTCTTCTTATCGTTGGCGGTATCGGTGGAGTTATTGGTAAACGGGCTATGTCAAGTGCCGCTAGAGCGTTTAATCCTCCAACGCAACCAATGTGTCAACCAATGGGCTATGGAGGCTCTATGGGCGGTTTTAACTCGTCCTATGCCCCTCCGCAATCTGCGTATGGTTTGCCTAGTCAACCATTCGGGGCTATGCCTGTTTGGAAGAACCCTGAGTTGGATGAATCTTGGACACCTGGCCCTCCTCCCACTACCCCTCCTGACCACTTAGAAGATGACCATGAGCGTGAAGAATTAGCTCAAGCAAGAAAAGAGGCTGAATAATGTTTCCAATCCCCTTACCTTGGTTAATCGTGGGTGTTTTGGTATCTCTCTTTGGTACATACCGAGTTGGACACCACTATGGGTGGCTAGAGCGTGATGACGACATGAAGATTGCCATTGCTCAAAAGAATGATGAAGCTCGTAAGATCGAGCAAAACATGACTGAAAAACTTTCTCAACAATCTGCCAAACTTCAGGAAGCCAATGATGCTATCAACAAAAAAACTACTGCTCTTGCTGTTGCCAATCGTGCTGGCAAGTTGCGCCTCTGCCCCTCAAGTAACGTACAAGCCCCCACAAGTACCTCCGTTGCCACCACAGATACAAAAGCAACCAGCGAACCTGACAGACCGACTAATGAACCTTCTGATGCCGAAAGAGCAACCATCGAAGCCATCGCAGAAATAGTTGCCCAAGGTGATAAGAATACTGTCGCTTTGAACGCTTGCGTAGATGCCTATGAGAATGTAAGCCTCTC